AGAGGGGGATCAGGGGATAAGTGGTATCATTTAACTATACCTACTTTATTATCAGATGAAGAAGTAAACCGTAAATACCCTGATGATTATACCCATGGTATCCCCATAGATATAAATGTTATATTAAAAGCAATGCTTACAGGTAAAAACTATGCTTTTTAGTAAGCAAGATATACTAGAATTATGCCCTGAAGAAATTCCCATCGGTGAACCGCTATGGAAGTTTAAACAAAATTTAGATGATTTACGAAAACTAGATGAGGGCGACAGCTATATTTTTGATAGCCAGTACCAGCAAAATCCAAGACCGGTTAGCGGATGTATGTTCAAGGATAAGTACTGGAAGTATTACGAGATACTACCTGTAGATATAGATTTGATGAGGATCTACGGTGATACGGCCCAGAAGACAAAGGAAAGAAACGACTACAGTGTGTTTCAGTTATGGGGAAGATCTAGAACCAGCGGTATTTACCTTATAGATCAATTCCGAGGTAAGTGGGAAGCTCCTGAGTTAGAATCTAAATTAGTAGAGTTTTGGAATAAACATAAACCCACAATATATAAACCGTTAGGGGCTCAGGTAGTTAAGATAGAAGACAAGAGCTCAGGGAGTTCCTTAATACAATCTATTAAGAAAGATTATTTTATACCTGTAGAAGGGATCCAAAGGAACATAGATAAGGTTCTAAGAGCCATGGGTGTCGTTAAATACTTCGCCAGTAATTATATCCATTTACCTAAAAACGCCGAATGGTTACATGATTACAAAGAGGAGTTTCGGAAATTTACTCCGCTTATGAGCCATAAACATGATGACCAAATTGACCCAACTATGGACGCAGTTGAAGATTTATTAGTCTTTGAAGATATGGTTTACAATAGTGAGAGTATGTAAATACTTTAAATAAAGGGAAATTATTATGAGTTCATTACAGGATTCCAGGGAAAAAGTTACAAGAAGACAAGCAGAGATAGATTTCACAATATCGGTAGCAATGGGAAGACAAGAAGGGTTTAGACCTTTTACAATTATAGGAAACACGTTTGGTCAGGATATAGCTGATGGCGAAAAGACTGTATGGGATCAGGATACAACTTTAGTTAGATTAACATTAGATACTGAAATATTCTTATCTAGTAGTAATGCTTCAGATACCGCGGTAACAGCCTTGATTACTATAGTTAATGAGGCTTTTGAAGAACAAACAAACACTATTGTTTTGAACGGGCAAAATCAAATCACTACTGGTTTATCAGGTATTGTTGTTAAAGTGGTTAACGTTATAGGAGTTATTGAGCCTTTGGGGGATATTTACGCTGCTCCTTCTACGGCTTTAACTGGGGGTAAACCCTCAGATACCACTAAAATACAAAGTAAAATAATTCAAGGTTTGAATGTCACGCATAATGGGTTTTATATTATACCTAAAGGGTTCAGTTCTATTTTTATGGTCACTCGGGGGAATACAAACTCTATAAACAAAGTCGCATCTTTTAAAAATATATTTACTTTACCCGGGTCAGTATCTTTTCAAACTGTTCAGTATTCAGCAAATATAAATGGTTTTGAATTTAGATTAACACCTCCTATTGCAACCGATGCAGTGTTGGGGGGTAATGTAATCCTTGGCCCAGAGGGAACATTCGTAGAAGTTAAGGCTTTGGTTGATTCCAATACTACCAATGTATTTTCAGGATCAGATTTAATATTAGCACGAACAGATAAGTTAGGAATAGCTAACCTTTAATAGGTTATTTAATAGGTAACTCTTAATATGAATGAAAAAGCTAAAATACTTACAGATAAAGAAGATGTACATAGAGATGGCTTAGAAAATCTAATTGCTAATTTAGGCACTGAGCAAGATAAAAGATCTCATTCTAGGTTTGTAAATAACAAGCGTCTGTCTAGAGATGGTAATCAGCAAGAACTGAGTGCTATGTATAGGACTGATTGGTTAGCGGGTAAAGTTGTAGATATTATCCCCGACGATATGACACGTGAATGGAGAAGTTTTACAGGAGATATTGAACCTGAAACAGTTAAAATTCTTGAAGATGAAGAAAATAGATTAGATTTAAGAGGTGCTTTTAATACTGCTCATAAATGGGGAAGATTGTATGGTACTTCTCTAATAGTAATGTCTATAGATGACGGTCAACTCTCTGAACAACCTTTAGATATTTCTAAATTAAGAGAAGGTTCTTTAAGGCATATTAAAGTTGTTGATCGGCATCGTTTTGACAATGCGGAAGTTATACCTGTAGCTGATCCCATGGACCCTAACTTCGGTATGCCTGAGTTTTATCGCTTTAACGAAACTTCAATCAAAATACATAACAGTAGGGTTTTAAGATTCGATGGGGTCTTACTTCCTTTTGATGAGTTTAGGCGTAATAATCACTTTTCAGATTCTGTTTTAGATCGTTTATACGAGGCTCTTACTAATTTTAATACAGCAACCAATAGTTCTGCAAGTATGATATACGAGACTAACGTCGATGTCTTAAAAGTAAAAGGTCTTATGAACTATTTACAAACAACAGACGGTGAAAGTTTACTTCGTAAAAGATTTACTTTAGCGAGTATGATGAAAAGCTTTAACAATATGATGCTTTTGGATAACGAAGAAAGTTTAGAAAATAAATCTAATACATTTGCTGGGTTACCTGATCTGTTAGACAGATACGCATTATATCTTAGTGCTGCTTCCGATATACCTGCTACGCGATTACTAGGGTCTTCAGCTAGCGGATTTAATGCTACTGGGGAAGGAGATCTAAAAAATTACTATGACACTGTTCGTTCTGCTCAGAAAAAACAATATAAACCTATGTTAGATTATTTTGATCAAATAATGAGTAAAAGTCTAGGATTACCTGAAGAAACAGATATAACTTATGAATTTAATTCTTTGTTCCAGATGACTCCTAAGGAACAGGCTGATTTACAATTTGTAAACGCTCAGAGAGATGCTATTTATATAGACAGAGATATCGTTACTGAATCTATAGTAGCTAAAGAATTAAAGCAGGACGGCACATACACTAACATTACTGATGAAGATATTGATGAACTAGAGGAACCTGACGATGGTTTTGACCCCGATACCGACAAAATTATCAATGAAAATCAATCAGGAAATGAAGAAAAAGAAACAGAAGAAAGTAAGACCAGTTAAGGCTTCTAAGAACTCAGAACTCAGATATAGAAATCAACTTCTTACTTTAACTGGTAAATTAAGAAAAGATGTAGCTGTAAACATAATGCCGTTATTGAAAACATTACAGTCTGAATATATTAACGATGGTTATGCTAAGACATTAGAAGAAGCTTTTAATCGCTTAAGGCAAGCATACATAGATATAAATACTAATGCTCAAATAGTGGCGAACGATTTTGTAGATAATGCTAACGCTGCAAATAAGAAACGCTTTTACGGAGCAATGGAAAACGCCATAGGGGTCAACTTACAAAGTATAATTCAAAATGAAAACTTGGAAGATATATTGGTAGCTACCACGCGTGAGAACGTAGCGCTGATAAGATCTATACCTGAAGAGTATTTCAAAAAGATAGAAACTTTGGTTTTTACAGGCGTTACTCAAGGTAGTAATGCTGGATCAATGATTTCCCAAATACGAAAAATAGGGAACACTACAACTAAAAGAGCAAAGCTAATAGCTCGCGATCAAACTTCAAAATTAAATTCAGCTTTGAATCAACAGAGACAGCAAAATTTAGGCGTTGAAGAATATATTTGGATGACAGCTAAAGACGATCGAGTTAGAGAAACTCACCGATCTAAGAACGGTAAAGTCTTCAAATGGAACGACCCACCTAAAGATACAGGGCATCCCGGACAAGATGTGAATTGTCGTTGCGTGGCGCAACCCATAATTAATGTTTAATTGAGCAACATTAATATAACAAAAACTTGTTTTTATAGCGAATATAAAATATTATAGTCTAGAAATATGAAGGATTATAATGTTTTTATCAGACCTATTAAAGATACCTACAGAACGCGAATACACAGATGAGGGATTTCTTAAAGTTCCCGCGCGTATTTCTAGGTCGGGTATTCAAGAATATTTAGCTGTTGAAATGGGTTTGAAAGACAGAGAGCCTACTGAAATAGTAAAAGTTTTTAGACCTGAAGAAGAAGTTTTTTCTGATAAATCCATGGCTTCTTTTGCCAACAAACCTGTTACTAACGGTCATCCTTCTGAGCTATTAAATTCTGAAAATTCTCGTAAATTTACTATAGGTATGTCAGGTGCTGATGTTGTTCGTGACGGGATCTTTACTAAAGCAGTTCTTAATATCATTGACTCTAAAGCGATAAAGGATATTGAGAGCGGGAAAGTAGAGTTGTCCAATGGATATACTGCTGACATAGAATGGGAAGCAGGTGTTACACCGAACGGTGAAAATTTTGACGCTATACAGAGAAATATAAAAGGCAATCATATTGCTATTGTTGAACGTGGCCGCGCCGGAACTGCTTGCAGAGTGGCTGATAACTTACCTAAACTAGAGGATAAAGTCGTTATGGGTAAAATCACTATTGACGGAGTTGATTTTGAAGTTTCTGATCAAGCGGCGCAAGCAGTTGGAAAACTGCAAACCAGCTTGAAAGATTCTAAAGATAAACTCTCTGACAAGGAAGAAGAACTAAAAAAGAAAGAAGATGAAAAGGAAGAAATGGCTAAGAAAGCCAACAAAACCGAGGATTCTTTTAAAGCTAAGCTTGATGATGCTAACTCTAAAATACTGGATAGTACTGGTCTAGATAAATTAATATCAGACCGTATGTTAGTTATAG